ACCAAGTCCTAGCTAATGCCATCCTTGATGCTTGTATGCCGTCTTGTAATGACAGATTTGGAACAATTTTAAACGATTCTTTAGGTAATTTGTCAAAAATTTGCTCAATTATGCTTTTTCCGCCACTTGCCAAAGTTTTAGCTCTAGCGTCATGGGGTAGCCAATGTGTACCATATTCGTAGGGTCGTTCTTTAATTTGGTTAGCGTAATAGATAATTGGTTGCCCATGTGCTTCGTGGTAATCCAATACTCTAATCTCTCCATGTACGACCTGATACCACCATATAGCTGTAGCATCGTTATAGCCTAAGTCCCATGCTGTATGGACAGGGAATAGGTTATCGCACTCAACCTTAGTAATACGCCCTGCATCGGTCAGTAGTCGCATCTCAACGCCATATATAGCCCCGACTATGGAAGCTTCAAAGCTACACTCAAACTCTTGTTGATACTGGTCAACAGTCATTAGCTTTAATGCGTCATCCAGTTCTTCTTGGGCGATTATCTTGGTTTGACTAGCCCGTAAAGTCTTGCTATACCATTCATTTGGGTTAAGGTTAGCGTACTGGTAGATGTCGTAAAAGGTATTGTGACCCTTTGGAGTGCCAATAAATACAGCCCAAGTCTTATGCCCATTCATGTCGTTGCGGTCAGTCAATAATGGTCTAATGACTTCGCCCCAAACTTTAGGGCTTCGCATATCTGCGTATTCGTCTAAAACAACCCCATCAAGGTACATACCTCTAAGTGCGTCAGGATTATCTGCACCAAACAAACGAATTCTAGCCCCGTTAAACAATTCGACCCACAATTCAGAGATATTGTGCTTAACCCTAGCAGGCTCACTAAACTGCATAAGGTAATCAAAAGCAATGGCTTTGGACTGGGCGTAGTACGGGCTAATGTAGGCGTATCGGGCATTTGGTTTATCTTCTGTTATGGCTCGCCATATCAAGTCGTTAATACACGCTACAGTCTTGCCACAGCGTCTATGAGCCACAATTACAGCCCATCGTTGTTGGCGGTCATGGAAGTCTAGGAATACATCTCTAGGCTTATATAGTTCTATTTTGACATCAGTAAAGTCTGCTACTTCTTCCATGAAACCACATAACGGATAGGTTTATCTTCGCTACCAGTATGTTCAGTACGGGCTAGTTTAGGTACATGGTATTCAGCCACTTGCATAAAGCAGTCAAATGCGTGTTTAGGGCCGTATTTAGGGTCTTTAGCGATGCTATCTAACCACTCTTGGAGCTTATAGCTATTACCATCAACAAACCTTGCTATGGCTTCTCTAGCCAATGCGGTTGATTTATTAGGGCTACCAGCAGGTCTGCCTGCCCCTTTAATATTCTTTAATTGTTTATTTTCCATACTTATCCAAGTGATTGATTAAGTTAGGTTAATTCTACACTACTTTTGTTGTTCGTTAAATAACTTTTCTAGTATTGCTCGTCTGCTATCTTCATCGGTTGCTATTGGTATAGCGGCAGCACCAGCCAATAAATCAGGTTTGTTAATTTTTTTGGGGTCAAATGCAGCAAAGCGTGAGCGTACTTGTTCGGGTTTAAATGGAATAATTACATCGTAATCTAAGCCCATCTTGCCTTTATTACCTACATCAAATATGCCGTTATAGCCTAATTTTTCTAATTGCTTAGTTATTTTGTCAGGTATAGAAGTCCATACATAAGAGTTTTCACCATTAGCCAAATCTTGTTTTAATTGTTCAACCCATTGTTTTGGCGTAAATCGGGTGTTTTTATCCCATTGGTCAGCACCACCAGTTTTAATTTTTGTGCGGTCATTTTTAAATGCTTCTTCCAATGCTGGCAATACTTTAGTTTGTAATTCATCAGCATTGCTTGTATCTAATGGGTTTGTAATACGGGATTTTCCAGCCAAAACGCCTTTAGCAGAAGTCCAAGGGGCGTTTGATTGACTAATTTGATAAGGATAACCCGCTAATTTGTATATATCAGCTAATTCTTTTGGAGCATAAGCATCTAACATTCCACTTTCAGCATAAAGCTGACGCAATGCTTTTAGTGGATTTCCGCCAGCTTCTCGTTGCAAAGTAAAATCAAAATGTTTTTGACTAAATGGGGCTTTTTCAGAAGTTTCATGCAATACAAACTTACCAGTAGCTTCTTCAGGCATTTCATAACCAATTCGTTTAGCTTTTTCTAATATTTCAGCTTTTTTCTCAGGTGATAAAAAATACCAAGTTTGTTCTACGCTGTAAGGTGAACGGCTACGAGTAAACCCAAGTTCTTTAGGGCTAACTTGAAAATAATTAGCAAAATCACCCATGTCTGTAGCTATGCGGGATGTATCGGCTTTGCCCATGGCATAGTTTGACGCAACTTCAGGTTTGCTCGCACCAAAAGGCATAGGGCCTGAAGTAGCTCGTTTTGGGTCTAGTGTTTTGCCTTCTAACAATCGGTCTAATCGTTCTGTGCCATGATAAAAATCTCTAAATCCTAGTGCATTAGCCCTATCAGCAGCAGTATTAGTGGCTGGCAACCCTAAACCACCTTCTTCTATTGGCAATGCAGCATTTGTTTGAGCGGTTTTCATAGCACCGCTAACTTTCATTACTCCACCAAGATTAGTGGCTTGAGCCATTTGGCGTTCAAAGGCTTCTCTATCGCCTACTTGTATGCCTTGGTCACCCATTGTTAAAGAAGCGTCTATATCAGCCCGTTGTTGGGCTAGATTTTGGGCGGCTGTTGGGATTACATTAGTTACATAGTTTTTTAGCTGTCGGGCTAGAGGTGCGTTAGGGCCTGTAACTCCCTGTGGTGTTACATATCCTGCTTGGCGTAGTGTTTCAGCCAAACTTGCCATTTATGCTATGTCCTTTTGGAACTTATTAAAGTGTGTCAGTAAAGCAGCTTTACGCTTCATGCGTTTTTCTTCGTTGCCTACTAACTTACTGGGCTTACCACCCTTCATTGAGAAGTCTAGCTTCTTTGGTTCTTTAGTTTTCATTACATATCCTTCATTTTGTCGGTAAGCATTTGTTTTCTAGTCTTTTTGGGCGGTTTTGCAGTCTTAGCCGACTCAATAAAGTCTTGCTTGCTAGGAGCATCTTTGCTACCAACCTTGTTCATCTTTTCGCCTGAACCCGCCTTAATCCTAGCCCTTTTGCGGTGAATATTTTCGTATAGTCCTTGTTTAGCCACAGTTCCATCTCCTCATAGATGCTTTTGCTCGTTCAGCGTTCTTGCTGTTTTTTACTACCCCACCCATTCTTGCACAAAAACTAGCTTTTCTGCCTTTATCGGCATCAGTCTTAGGATTTGGGGCGGGGGCTTTTAAATTGGCGTTGTTCTTACGATTGTATGCTTCACGACCTTTGGCGGTCATACCAGCCCCTTGGTCGGTAGGCAGATAGTTCTTACCCTTACCAGTAGTAGTTTTGGGTATCTGCTTATCCATCGCAGCACGAATTTGGTCTTGCCTACTCATGCTTTTTCTTCAATGTATTTGCCATAGGCTTCTTCTAGCTTATTCTTGCGATTGCCTTTGGCGTATTTACGCTCAGTAGCAAGAGCAATGGCTACAGCTTGTTTCTTTGGTTTGCCAGCTTCCATCTCTTTTTTAATGTTCTTGCCTACCGCTTCTTTGCTACCTGATTTCACTAATGGCATGATTATTCCTTAATCAAATTGTTTGCGATACATTAGTGATACACCGCCTTGACCCATCGGCTGACCCATAAATTGATTGCGGTTAGGGTAATAGCCAAGCGTTACTTGTTGGTTTGGTGTGCCGTAAGTCATGTCTAAGCTATTGATTACACTAGGAATATTGTAACGATTGTCGGCAAATCCCATGCCACCTACGCCTAAACCCAAACGACTTTTTTCATCAATCGGAAAGTTATAACCAACCCTACCGCTATACATCGTTCCTGCTTTGCCAATATCCATAGCACGACCACTAACTTCCAAATTTCTTAATATTTGGGCAAGTTTGCTTGCTTGGTCAAAATTAAGTTGGTTTTTGTCCATTATTTCAAGAACTTAAGTTTATAAGTTGTGGTGTTAATTAAGTCGGCAATTTCATCAATAATGTTCTGTAGTTCGCTATCTTGCGGTAAATCTTGGCGGGCTTCCTTAACAAAGTTTTGTAAGGATTCCATGTAGCGTAAAGGGTCTTTGGGCTGGTGATACACATTTGGAAATGCGGTGAACTTACCATAGATACCAGCGTGGGATTCAGCAAAGCTATCAGTTAAATCTACAATAGCTTCGTAGTATTTTTGCAACGCTTTGTGGCGTGAATAGGAATCCGTTGTGAAATGGAAGAAATGCGTATTAGTCGCAGAATGTAGTAATGTAGCTACAAATAAAGCACAATTTTCCATGCAAACTCCTTGTTTCTAATGAT